TTTAATCTAACGTAATCCTCAACTGTTCCACCTGTATCTTCCATAAAGCTAACCAGCTTTTCTATGTTTTCTGGTAGTTTTATTTCTGGTTGTCTTTCAACAACGTCTTCTACTATAGGTGCTTTTACTTCTTCAACAACTTCTTCTTCTTCTGTAATTTCAGATATAGGAGATGTAGTTTCTTCTTTTGCTTCAACTACTTCTTCTTTTACTTCTTCTTTGATTACAGGTTCTTCTTTAATAATTACTTTATCTACAGGTTTTTCTTCTTCTTTAACCTCTTCTTTTTTAGATAAATCTATTTTAGATTTAGTTGCTTTTTTATTAGTAAGTTTTTTCATCTTAGGTTTCTTAACCTTAAACTCACCTTGTTCTAATTCCCCTTTAGGGTTTTCTTTTATTTCTTCTGACATAATATAATATAATAGTTATTAAAAATTATTTAGGGCCAAATTGCTCTAAACCAAAACCGCCCATTGTATCATTACCTGCGGATTCAAAGTTTTTAGGTAATAAGTCGTTTTTTCTTTGATCTATAAGTTCAGATTGTTGCGTAGCTTGCATTTCTGTTCTTTGATCTTTTCTATCTTCTTTAAAAGCTTCATCTTGCTGCTTAGCTTTTGATTGAGCTTGAGTTAATTGCATATTATAGTTAAACTCTAATTCCATTAACTGCTGCTTGATCTGAGCTTCTCTTTCCATTTTTTGTATGGAAAACTGAGATTTAGCTTGTTCATAGTTAATATTTTGTTCAGATATAACCTGCTGCTTTTGAGCCTCTGCTAAAGATATTTGTTCAGCTGCCTGAGCATTTGCCTGGGCTTGTGCCTGCATATTCTGCTGTTGTATTTGCTGATCCTTAGCTTGCTTTTCTTTTCTTCTTTTCTTAAGCATTTGATTAGCTAATTTTAAATTATTAACTTGTCTAATATCAATTGCGTCTTCTAAGTCTATTTGACCACCTTTTAAAGCTATTTGAATATTCTGCTCTAATAATTGTTTTTCCTCTTCATCAGGCTCTAATTCTAAGAATATACCAAAGTCATGCATGTTTACTTGAGACAATTCTTGTAATGTAGCTACGTTATATCTTGATATACTAGATGCTAAAGTTTGCATAGTTAAAGGAAACATTAAAGCATCAGCTATTCTTAATGATATGTTTTCACATGTTCTAAGTGTTAGATATAAGCTAGCTTGTAAGATATGTCTAGTTGCTACATTCGAGTTAGCAGCAGCAAGTTTTTGTAAGCCTACTAACGATTGCTTATCAGGTAATGTTCCGTCTCTAGCTTCGTTAAGCCCCGTAACATCTCTTATCATTTTTAAATAATACTCATAAGTCTGTATTAGTGACTGTATTTTAGCACCACCAGAACTAGACTGTAATTCTTGTATAGGTATTTTACCAGGGTTCATACCTCCATCTTGAGTCATTGATCTACCAACCACAGAACCTGTTTGAAAATACATATTTAATGCTTCTGCTGGGTTATAGTTAGTACCATTGCCTAAATCAACTTCTGCTAAACCATCCATATCTAAGTAAACCCCGTCAGGAACTACTCTAGACATCACCTGTTGCAGCTTTAAATGAGTTAGCTGTATCATGTCAGCAAAACCAGTTATACGTGAAACTATAGACTCTATTCTACCTTTGTAGATTCTAGGGGCTACAATGTTGTAGTTCATATTAACTTTAACAGTGTCAGCATAAGGTCTAGTCATATTTTCAGCTAGTTCCCATCTTAATATTTTATTATGACCTAATATTTTAGCTCCAGAATAAAGAACTTCAATAGCTCTAAATGCTTTTGAAAATGAATCAGTTTCTGGTGGGTTGAAAGTGTCAGTTTTTTCTATAGCTTTTTCAAGACCGTTAGCTGTTTCTTTTATTTTAAATACTTGATTAGCATAAGTCTTATATTCGAAATACATTACTTGAACCGTATTATCATCATAACGACCACTCCAGTTTCTAGTGTAGTTTTGATTACCTGGATACTTTTGTATTTCTTTTAATTCTTCAGCAGTTAAATAAGGAAATTGTTTTTTAAGTTCTGGTAAGCTTATTGATTTAACTTCACCTACATAATATAAATCTTCAAAATTAGGATCTTCACTATATGAATAAACTAAACTAGCTGGATCAACATAGTTTAATGTAACTCCTTCAGATCTATTAAAATCAGTTTTAACAGCTGATATACCTAATACAGTTAAATCATAATTTAATCTTCTTCTAATTAGATCATACTTATTATTAGCTAATACATTATTAATTACTTCTTCTTCAGCTACTTCAATAGACTCTTTATAACTCATTTGCATGTGAAGTTCTATATCTTCTTCACTTTCCATTTCTAAACCTTTACCACCTGACTTAGAAACATCCATACCAGTTATTTGGCTTATTTGGTTTATAAGATCTTTTTGCCTCATGTCTCTCATTAAAGATTCAGCGTAAGCAGTTCTTTTAATTAAAGACTCAGGATCTTGAGCATAAGCTTTTATTTCATAATTTCTTTGAGACATACCATTAACAACTATGTCAACAAACTTAGGTATTACAGGTACAGGTTTCCAGTCTAAATTTAAATAAGATAAATCACCATTAATAGAAAGTTCGTCTTTATATTTTTGTACAGATTGTTCTCCTCTTGCATATAACCTTAAGTTATGGAAAGAATTATAATTACTACCAAATCTATCCGTAAAACCATTGTCATTAGTAAACCACTCAGATTCTATAGCTCTACCTACTTGTAAACCATACTCGTAAGTAGCTTTTTCTGCATCTGGTACTACCTGATCTGGAAAAGAACTATTGTAATTAGTATTTATCATTTATTTTATTTTTGAATTATAACCTGTGTTATCATATCTTTTAATGCCTAGATCTATAAACTTTTTCTGTCTAATAGCTACAGGTGTATACCTGTTTTTATTACAAGCCATTATAGCTAATCCTGAACTAATAGAAGCATCGTGTTTAGTTCTATTATTAATATTAAAAACAGCCCAGTCTTCTAATGTTTTTTGATGATACATATCTCCGTGGCCGTTTTCACTCATACCCACATATTCCTCTATGTAAGATTCAATAGCAGCAGCATGTGCTTGTTTAATATCTTCACTTGAATTAGGTATTCCACCTATTTCTTTTTCAGTTGTAGAAAGTTTATTCCAAACTTTATCAGGGCGATTCATTGAAAACCCTCTATAACCTCTACGTTTAAAATAATACAATAGTCTAGGTTTATTATTCTCAGCTAGTATTGGCATACCATAAAATATACAAGCCATTAAAACATCTTCAAAGAATACCTCAGCCGTTTGAGGTCTTGATATATATTCTAAAAAAAAGTGATTAGGCGGCGAGTCTTCCATTGAAAACTTAGTTAATCCATGTAAAGCTCCATTAGAGCCTTTGCCATCAACAGTACCGCTAATGTCGTAACTATCACAGCCAAAAGCTCCAATGTGTTCGTTAGCAGGGTATTTACCTCCATTTTTATTAATTATTCTATTTTGAATTTCAATAGGCGGAACCCAACTAATTTTAAATCTACCGTCTTTATGAGGGTTAAATATAACTTTAGAATCTTTTATTCCGTTTTCCCACATGAAACTACCAGTAGTTACAGCTGCTATATTATTAGCTTCTAAATTGTAATCTATTTGTTGGTATATCTTAGTTAGGTTAAATAAACTTTCTTTTGCTTCATCTCTAAAAGCATGCATTTCAGTTCTTGGAAACTGTCTGTAGTATTCGTTTAAACTGTCTTGATCGTCCTTAAGTCCGTCTACTTCATTTTCCCAATGCTCAATAACTCCTGTTTCAATTTCAACGCCATCGATTCCTTTGACAATATTTTTTCCTCTAATGAAAACAGGTGATCCGTAAGAATCCATGAATCCTTCGTAGTTCCATTCCATAGGGATGAACATAGAATAGAGTCCAGAAGATGTTTGTCCATTTCTATTTCTTTTTGTAACGTCTGAAGAGTAATAGAGTTTTTTGAAATTGTTTCCACCTTTATCTAATGAGTTTGAAGTTGAGCCCATCATACATTTACCTACGACTCTTGATCCTAGTCTTAATGTAGTTTTTGTAACTCTCCAGTTGTTTAATATGTTATCAGGTCTTTCCCATTTACCGCTTTCATCATGAGCTAGTAACTTTAGCTTTTCACCATCATAAGAGTTGTCACCTGTATTTTTCCAATCAATAGTTGTATCAAGACCTTGTAATTCTTTTAGCTTAACGTTGTCATCTAATTTACGCCTAGTTAGTTTACTAGCAGGTATTCTATATGCTAGTTCTGTCTTGGGACGGTCCATACCGTCTTGAATCGGCTTGAAGAAAAACGGATAATTGATAGATATTGGAACCACTTTATCTGTAAACATTTTCTTTGCATCAGATCCTGACTTAGATAATATACCAAATCTTGCATCTGAAGATATTGTTGCTTGGTTAACGAGTTCCGCAGAAGACATGAATGAAAATCCAGATCGTCTATTTTTAAGGTAGCACATCCCATAACACCTTGTATCTGCTTTACATGCTTCCCAGAATATAAAGAATAATCTATTTGCTTCTCTATAGTCTGCTGCTCCAACATCAATCTTTGACCACTGTAAGTACATGTAGTGAGTACCAGTGATATATGTAGGATTACCTTTATTATAAAACCAATAACCTTGTTCTCTTCTAGTAAATTCTTTATCGATATAATCATACCATTTTTCTTTGAACTCAGTGTCGTATTCTTCCCAGTCAAATCTACTTTTAATTCTACTTAATTCTTTTGGATAATCGGCTTTTTGCCAATACTGATCCTTTTTGTTTTCGCTTCGTTTAAACGGTTCATTTGTTGCTGGTAAAGCAATCCTGAGATTTTGTATTTCAATGATTTGTCCAATTTGCCCAGTTTTACTTATTACTATAAAATCATAATCAGAGTTATAACCGTACTCCCATTTTTTTAAACGATTCTGTTTTTTTAATATCTTAGGGTTAATTAAATCCTTAACCTCTTTCCATAGAGTTTGCTGGTAACTCATTTACTTCTCCCTTCTGCAAAACCTCTAAAGGTTTTTTCTTCTTTAGCTTCTTTTGGTTTTTGATTTAACAAATCCTCTTCTGTTTGGATTTTGTTTAATATTTCAAAAGCATCCATGATAGCTAGTTTCTTAGTGGCAGCAGCATTTTTTAATCTGTCAGCGCTTACATCGTCGTCTGAGTCAACAATCTTTTCTTTTGCTACTTTAATAAGTTCCTCAATGGCTTTATGCCCAGCTTGGATTATTTTCTGTTTCGTCTCCTTGGTATTCATGAGTTAAAGCTATATCATTTGATTTCATACAATAAAGTCGCTCACCATCTATAATAAACTCAAATTCAGAGCTTGGGGTAAACGTAATAAGTGTTCCAGGGTTGATTCCTAGCGCTTCTAAGGTCTTATTAGTATATTTCATTATACCAACATTGGGTTCTTCTTTTCTATTCTCTAGAAGATGGTTGTTTAAAATTGGTTTTACGAAGCAATAATCTAAATGTGGTATTGAGTTATACATGTATATCTGTTCAGGAGAGCAAAAACACATATCATCTTTAAAATAAGTTGAACTGTTTCTTTCTCTTCCCTTTTGATCATACCATCTTCTAAATATATTGTGGTGAATATAAACTTCGTCACCAACTTTTATTTCTGTAGTATAAGCAGCTGGAGTCGAAACTACAACTGCTTTTTTACTTACAAAAATATGATTTTCTATACTTGAGTTAATGATTAATTCTTTATCACCAACTTTTTTAATATTGTCATACCTTTCATTTAAAGGTTTAACAATAAAACTATATAGACTTTTCATTAATATTTCAAGTCGTATTCTAAGGAAATTGCCATATTTCGATTAAACTTTTTCCAAGGAAGAACTTCACTATTTTTAGTTATAAAAATATTATATGATTGATCTTCTTCTTCGTAAAGTATATCTCCAATAATATGGCCACCATAAACTTCCTGACCAATAGAATAATGCATTGCTTCATTCTTATAGTCAGAGCCTATACTAATCTTCCTTATTACCTTCGACATCAGTTTCTATTTCAGTATAAGTACCATCTTCAACACTAATATTGATAGCACCGTATTCTGCTTCAAGAACTTCTTTATAATCTTCTATCTC